CTGTGATTGGTATAAATCTTGATACAGGTCTTTTTAAACTTTCATCGTAGTATATTTTTTTAAAACAACTACCAACAATAGGAAGATAGAATAACATCTGGTCGAAGTCATCAAAGTATTCTTCCATTGTTTCCGTTAGTTGGTAATTCATAAACTCTTTGATTCTGTTTGCTTGTCTTACAGAACCCTCGTTTCTTTCTCCAACTATCTGTGTCTTTACAGGGCCACCAGATGGAAACAATTCTTTTATTGCTTGTGATTGAAATTGCACTGCTCCTTCAATCATCATTGGGTGATGTGCTGAACACGCACCCGGAAAAGGTTTAGTCGTATCTTCTATTTTTAATCCTAATAACTCCATACCCTTCTTGATGGTATCCTCGTAATCTTTACGACTACGCACATCTGCATCAAATGCATCAATCAGTTCACTAGCAATATCGTCTAGTGTTTCCTCATCAAGTTGTTCTGCCAGATTATCCGTTACAGTTGGTTGAGGTTCTACCTCTCCCTCTGCAATAATTGTAACCTCTTCTTGTATTAAAGGGTTAACTGGCTCTAGTGGAGTTATTACCATTTAGAAAGTTCCTTTAAATTTTCCGCCTCTTTTAGCTACGCCCATACCTCTAGATTTTTTAGATTTAGACTTAGCTCTTTTTTTAACCATGCCACCATCTTTCATAAAACCCATTTTATTTCTAACAGGTGTAGGAAGTTTTGCTAATCCTTTGTTATCCGGTGGAACTGGTTTTAGTGCAGAACCCCCGTTAGCCATTTTAAGACCCATACCTTTTTTACGCATTTCCATCATGCCACCGCCTGCTTTTCCTTGACCTGCTTTAATGGCACTGGTTACTCTATCGTAAAGTGGTTTACCATATTCATTAATAAAATTTTTTGGACTGAGTGGGTCTTTACCCTCACTAATCATTTTCTTTCTGTAATCGTTTAATTCTTTTACTGTTAGTCCAAGACCAGTAAGTTTTAAACCTTTCTTAAATAAAAATCCTAACATGTTATACCCCTATGTTCTTCATGTGATTTGCCATTTCATTCGCCCGATTAGGAGTCTGTTTTGCCCATCTGGAATCGAGCATCTCATAGCTCGCACCAACCATATTTTCTTCTGACAAACATTTCCACATGTTGCGGAACTTGGATACCCCTGTTGGGCCCAGTTGAAATACCATCTCTATAATTATGTTTTTTGCTTCTTGCGGAATGCCCTCGCATCCGTTGTCCTTGCAAAGTCGGTTTGCTGCCTCTTCCGCTTTTGCAAAATCTTGTTCAAATACTCTGTCGAGTTGTGCCTCTGTATACTCAACATCATCCTCCCAGTAATCCTCTACACAAAGATGGCCGTACCCCACAGTTCGCTTTCCTAGCGTATCGAGATATACCTTTGTTCTAAATCCTTCGTGCTTCTTAATTGATTCTTTTACATTCATTACCAATAACTCCCTTTCGGCCCTGTCGGCTCTTCAAATGGCATATCCTGTGGATGTGATACCATAAACCCTTTTCTTAATCTTATCAATGCCTGTGTCATTGAATCAACCAAGTCATCATTCTTTGTGTTTGGAAACGCTGCTGCCTGTGAGACAACTGCTTCCGACTCGTCAGTATCCGGACACCATATTCTTCCACTTTCAAACAAGGGTGCCACTGAGTGCACTCTTGCGAGTTTATCCATCCTCTTTGGATTAAATGGTGTAATCGGTATACCCGTTCTCATCAACTCCTGCACCAGAGATAAACCACTCGCCTTTGCCTCAACGAGAACTTGGTCTGGTTGCATATCGTTGTATAATCGTATCGCTGCATTCTTTAGTTCCGGAAAGGTTAACCTCTCCCTAAAGGAATCTAATAGAAATACATTGAAACCGCCTTGTCCATTAAATACTCCCCATGTGGTACATGCAGAATAATCTGATGTGCTTGACGCTGTATACGCTGTATCCCATGATTGTATGACATACTCTATATTGGGCATCTTTTCTTTTGACCAATACTTCCACCACCACCTCTTTATGACGTTACCCTCTTCAATCGATGGTGTCTGGTTATAGAGAGATGTCCACTCTCTTGTTCCTACAGTCTTTTTAATTTCTTCTAACCGCTCTATTGGATATGCATCTTCCCATAGGGGGTCGCCCTCTTCTAGTCCGAGCATTTCGGCCGTTGTACTGTTTAGGATAGCAGGAAATTCTACTACATCCCAACCTTCGTGTCCTGTTTCCTTCAAAACCCAACCCGCTAGGTCATCCTCATGCCATCTGGTCTGTATTAGTATTACAGACCCATTCGGCATAAGTCTGGTATAGGCAGTAGACCTGTACCAGTCGAGTAGGTTCTTTCTCATTGCTTGAGAATCTGCTTCCTCCCTGCCTTTTATAGGGTCGTCTATAAGCAATAAGTGTGCACCACGCCCTGTGATTGCAGAGCCTGCACCCACTGCGTAGTAAACTCCACCCCTCGTAGTGTGAAATCGTCTAACACTAGCTGAATCCGTAGCTAGTTTTGTATCAGAAAATATATTACTATAATTTTCTGCTTGTAATTGGTTCCTAACCTTCCTCCCGAAGTCATCTGCAAGGTCTTGAGCGTAGGTAGAGCAGATAATATACTTATCTGGGTTCCTTCCCATAAACCAAGCCGGGAAAAACTCCGATGTAAGTATCGATTTTCCGTGTCTGGGAGGCATAAATATAGCTAGCCTCTTAATTTCCCCCCTCTCTACAGCCTCTAATTTGCTTGCTAGGAGCTTTATATGCGGTGGGGACTTATAATTGTCCATCTGAAACTTTGCATAGCCTAGTAATGAGTTTTTAGCGTCTTCTCTTGACTCTAATTCTCGTACTTGCTCTACAAGTTCGGTTAACTTTGCTATCTTTTGTTGTGTTTCTTTTGATATACTCATATTGGTCGGGGTCTATCGTTTCTGACAGACCCCTTCTTATCATAATTTGGGAGGAATTATGAAACTATATTAAAAAAAATCTGTGTATCGGTACCTTTTTTACCATACCCCCTTTTCCCTGCTAGCATGGTAAGTCATTATGCCTTGTATGGATGTTAGTAGAGCGACACGACATGGGGGGTGGGGGTCAATATTATGCAAATGCCTAATATGGATGTTGCCCATATACCTATAAAAAGCGATTTATATGCATTGATGATAGGATTAGTTCCGATAATTACATATTATTGGTAATACTTATTCCTACAATATCCTTATTTATCAAATACTTAATAGGATATGTTACAATAATAAAACTTATCGTAACTTATAATTAGTATATCAAGACTTATTATATATACCTCACAGCAATACAGGATTGTCTGGCAGTATTGATAGCAATTCTGAAAGATTTTCTGCTCTCAATCTGTCAGCAAAAAAG